CTAACAAGTAACACTCAGTCAAGAGCAAAAATGCTGGACAGTTTAGATGAGATTCAGGATGTTTTAAGTAGAAACGGAATTAAATATAAAGATGATATATTAACGCAAACTCATGTCGCTAACGCGCTAGATAGACGTTTTAAAACACAAGCGGCTACAGGGTTCGAAAAAAGTATAGCAGAGGCTGGCGCAGAGGCAATAGGTAAAACTAGCGAAAATTTAGTGTTGGACGTTATAGGTGGTGCAGCAAAGAAATTTAGCGGTGTTACTGACGATAAAGCTATTGAGGCACTATTAAGGATTTCTAATTAACTGCGAATCCATCCGATGAGGTGGCAAGAGGCGATTGCCGCAACTACTCCAGCCCCAAGATAAGGGTTTATAGCGAACAAGATGATTATAAATAATATTTGCATGTTAAAATATTACCACAGTATTAAGGAATAACAAAATGGCACGATTAATAAACGCACTAGAGCAAATATTAGATGACAATGGTGATCCATTGGTGTCTGGCTTGCTAGATTTTTATGAATCTGGTGGCAGTACAGTACGCAAAACAACATACGCAGATAGTGCGGAAACAATCCCTAACGCTAACCCATTGGAAATTAATGGTAACGGTGTAGTGCCTAATGTTTTCGGCACAGGCACGTATAGGGTTGTGGTGAGAACCGCAGAAGGTGCGCAATTACGACAGCGCGATCCTGTTGGCGGAGAAACTTCTTTAGGTTTTGGCTCTGACTGGGTATCGACTACATCCTACGGATTAGCCGAGGTTGTAAAAGAAGATGGTCAATACTGGGAGTCTCAAACAGCAGCAAATGCCGGAAATCAGCCTTCTTTAGATAGTGGTACGAACTGGCTATTATTTCTTAGTGGTGTAGCAACCAATACCGCAGATATAGCAGATAAAGCAGATTTAACCGGCGCAGCATTTACTGGCGCAATATCGACAATAACAAGCAATACGGTTTTGTCTGATGCTGATGCTACACTTACAGCCGCTCAGTTAATCGGTGGAGAATTTACCATCACCCCTACTGTGGCTAGAACACTCACCACTGATACAGCCGCTAATATTATCGCGGCGATGACCGACAGTGTAGATGATAGCAGTTTTGAAATAACTATAACAAACCTTGCGGTTTTTGATGTGACTATTGCAGCCGGAGCGGGTGTAAGTTTGATCGGAGACATGGCAACCAATGACGACTCGTCTGTTTTTAGAGTTAAACGACTTACGGGGACTACCGTTAGCATTAGACGGTTAGGCAATAGCTCGTCAATTCTTACAAGGTCTTACACAAGTGGCGAAGAGGGAATATCTGCAGGGTCTAGTGTATTATTTACGCATGGCCTAGGGAAAACGCCCGAAATAATAACTTTCAAATTAAAATGTGCAGTTGCAGAAGATGGTTATTCAATAGGGGAGGAAATTTTAATTTCACCTAATATTCAAGGAGACTTTGCTAGTAACAAGGGAATTTCAACCACAGATATAAACTCTACTACTTTCGCTATAAGATATGGCTCTAACACGAATGTTTTTAACGCTTTAGTTAAAGGAACTGGAGTCGGTGCAGAGCTGACAAATAGTAGTTGGCGTTTAATAGCTAAAGCCTTTGCTTGATTTAGCATTGCTGTTTATAAATTAAGATGCGTATTTCAATCTTGCAATCTGCAGTGCTTCTTCTCTGGTTTTGTACGTTTTTTTGTCAAAGAAGTAATCGTCATCATCAATCCAAAACAAAAATAAGAACCGTTCTTGTATTTTGTATCGCCTGTTATTGCATTTGACCGCTCTGTAATTTTTCATAGGTAATACTCCTTAACTCTAGTGTACTTACCAAACCGCGTTTTTACGCGTTTCCAGCGATCTTTAATTACCACGCCCATTGCCCTTAGGTTGCTTATTCTTTTGGGGTAGTCAAGGATTCCTAGCTCGTCACGTGCATCTAAGCTTGTTAGCATCCTACCTTTCTTTAATTCTATAGATACTTGCATTTCTTGGTTCATTTCATCACCTGATTTAAAATTATTATATGTTGATGCATACGCTATTAGCGATTGATTGCTAATCATTACCGTAAACCTTGTAAAACTCATCATCACTAACGCTACAGCCTAGCAAATATTCTTCTAGCGTTATCCCGTATTGGTCTAGCGTGCTTTGCAGTTCTTCGTTCATTATTTACTCCATACCATAAGTCGTTTAGCAGTCAAAACAACCGCTTTATGTAATCCAGCGTTAAACCATCGTCTTATAACGTAGCTCCTAACTAAACTGATCGCAGTAAACCAAAAACCGATTATTAGATTGGTTGAGAGCGGAACGTCAATACCAACAAGCGGGAATATAATTAGTTGACTAAGTAATGCTACAAAGTACCCTATTAATATATTTACAATGCTTTCAAGTAGCGATTCTAGTTTAGTTTGGTTCATTACTTACTCCATGATCTATCATTAAGCTGTTCCAATACCGGTATGTCTCTAGTTTTCCTATTGCCAAGGCTTACAACATTTTTAGGCCGTATTGCTGTGGCTTCAAATTCTGCCATGGTCTCACGCGATAAAGAGGCTTTAGTAAACGATATATTTATCCCATCCCATCCTTTTACGCCTACCGTCCAGTCGATTAGCTCTGTCGGTGTCATACCTACCTCATGCGCCCTTAATGCCATAGCCATGGCTTGATTGAATGCTCTTTGAGTAAGCGGCTTACCCTTGTTAATTCGATGCTCCACATAGCTTTGTGCGGCCTCTATCTCTATTTCAATATCTAATCCAGTGTAGTCAATCTTCGTTGTTTTTTTCATTCGATACCTCGGTTGCTTTTCCGTTTTTATCAAAGTATTCATTTAAAGCCTTGGACACATACCATGTATAAGTTCTTCCCTCCTTTATCGCTATCGACTTTAATTTGTTCAATAGATTTTCTTCTAGCCTAAATGCCACTTGCTTCTTCATTTTAAATCTCGCTTTAATTAATCGCATCCTTGCGAAAGTTTATTACTCAAACATATCGCCACTTTCTCCAGCGAATCGCTCCGATGCTTTTTGCATATTAATAATTGATTGTTTGTAATAAGACTCTTTTAGCTCCACTCCTACCGCTTTTCTTCCAAGGCTTGCTGCGCTGTAGGATTCCGAACCTACGCCCATAAACGGCGTAAACACCACCTCGTCACGGTTTGAATATAGCTCCACAATCCTGTCAATAACGTCTAATTGTAGAGGGTGAACGTGCTTCTCGTCATCTTCTTCACGCGCTTCTCGGAACGGCAATACGTTATCAATTCTAATATCATCCCAAACGCTAGATGCGTAACGCTGCCATATGTAATGAGATAGCTTGTTTGTTTTCGCGTCGCTATGGTTTATAAATTCTTTGTTTAAATGCGCCCATAGTTCATCAGAACTAAATTTAGTTTTATTTGCATTATTCCATGCTTGTAAAATATTAGGTATTATTGGCATGGATCCAAAGTACCGCTTTAGTCCGCTAGGGTTTGTTACGGGAGTTTTATTTTCACCCTTTTTAGTAAAAATCATCATATAGTCAGGCATAGCGGTAAAGCATTTAGTAGAGTCTTCTACTATAAATTTATGCATTAGGCTCTGCACCATTGTTCTCATCCTCACCTTTAAAGGCTCTTTCCATATTGTTATCCTATTTCGATACTCAAACCCGTATTTAATATGCAGCTTGATAATTTCGTGAGGAAAATCCCAAAGGCGACAAGTATTATCAAATACGTCAGTGCAATGGACGGCAGTTATTCGTCCAGGCTTTGTTACTCTAGCCATTTCTTTTATCAAAAATTCATACTGATCTAAAAACTGCTCTTTTGAGTCACAATTACTAAAGTCTTTCGGGCTGCTAGAGTAGTTGTAAAGTCCAGCAAAAGGCGGAGAGTACACGCTTAGGTCAACGCATTCGTCTGGCATTTCAGTTATTACATCCATGCAGTCCGCGTTATATATTGAATAGTTGTCTGTGATTGTTTGGTTAATTATGCTCATTTTAAAAACTCCGCTAGTTTTATTTCTTTGTTAAAATTGGTTTCTTTATTCTCGTATATGTCATTTACCGATCTTGTTAGCTTCTCGTACAAATTGTTTGCTTTATCTCTTTTTTGCTTAATAGCTTCCATCATTCTTCCCTGCCCTTCTGACATAACAACATCAACAACAACCTCGCTAGTCTGACCAAACCTCCAGAACCTTCTGATAGACTGGTAATATTGCTCGTATGAGTACGTTGGGAAAAACACAGTATGATTGCAGTGCTGCCAGTTAAGCCCCATAGAAGTCATTTTTGGCTTAGTGATCAACCTTTTTATTTCTCCTTTTTGGAAGGCTATTAGCAATTCTTCTTTCTTGTCAATTTTCATTGACCCAGTTATAGCTACCGCTTCGCTATCTATTTCTGATAGTAAGTCGTTTTCCGCATTAGTGTTGCACCAATATACTGACGTTTTATCATGAGCAAGATTCACCGCTTTTTCGCATCGCTCTTTGTACGTTTGTTTCTGCTCCACCCTTAATTCTGAAAATGTTTGAGCTATCTTAGCTTCTATCATCAACTGCCCACCAAGTCCCTCGGTACTTACGTTTTCTATAAAGTGGCTGTTTTCAATAAGCGGCGGCAAGTCGTAACGATCATCAGAAAACCCAAGGTCGCTAGGGCATCTTATCATAATCGCCCACTGGTTAACCCATGCGAAAAAATCACTCTCTGCGTGTGGTTTTAAGTAATACTTTTCTCCCACGTTTCTGCTTCTTGAGTCGTTTGAGTTCTGGTTGTTTTTAAAGAATGCCCCTAGCATATCCATATATCCCATAAACCCTAGAGCCTCCGAGCTATTTCCTAGCTCCGTGTAATCGTTGGGGGATGGAGTAGCAGACGATAAAAACCTGTAGTTAACCTTTCTTATAAATGCTAATAGCTGGTTTTTTATCTTGCCGTCAAAATTCTTTAAAATTGAACTCTCGTCAAGAACCACGGCCTCAAAGTCTTCAGGATTAAAATGCCCAATACGCTCGTAATTAGTGACGACCACTTTTGAATTAAACTTCCCATCCTTTGAGTATTCAATCTTGTCAGCGCCTATCTTTTCAGCTTCCTGAACAAACTGATAAGCAACGGCAAGCGGCGTTAATATCAACACTTTTCTGTTGGTCGATCTAACTATGTTTTCGGCGATAGATATTTGCATTAGTGTCTTACCTAATCCTGTGTCAGCGAAAATAGCTTTGCGACCGCTTATCAATGCTCGTCTACATACCTCTTCTTGAAAATCAAAAGCATTGGACGGTGACCAAATCATTTCTAATCCGTCATCTGGTATTCTGTGCCTTTTTGCGTTTATAAAGTCTAAGTAATTCATTGTTATTTCCCCCTTAATTTATAGGCTTTGTTATGCTCTCGTATAACAAGAGCTACACAATGCTATACAGACACCTTGTGTAAGTAAAGCTTTTTTTAATTTATCTTTAATCCTTGTGTATTCAAAATCATTCTCTGATTTTAAGTTATAGGAACCCCACTATTCACACCATGGTAAGTACCAGCAAGATACTTATTAGGCTTTATTGAATAGCTGATCCACACCACTACATTTTACTGTAGAACCATAATTGGCCTGTTACCGGCTATAATTATGGTCAGGCCGCATAAATGCGCCAAATTGTGACCATGTTGACAGGGGTTAAGTCATTGCATGGATTTTTTGGTCTAATTTGCGTTTTTTAGAGTAGTGTCAAATCGACTGCACAGAATAAACTACTGTGCCAAACGTGTAGAAAAGTAACACTTGATAAACAATAAGAAAGGTTGTTAAAATACAATTATGCCGTGAATGGCTGAACCGTAGTTGCTTACTGTTTACCAAAGACCCTGCATAGGTCGTTCGGCAATATCTATATTCTAAGCCCTAGCTTGGCGTAATGTCAACTAGGGTTTTTTATTGTTTGTTATCTAAACAATCATTACAGAAATAACCTTCATCTCTATCATTGTGGCACTCTGCTATAAACTCTTTATCGCAAGAGAAACACCCCATTACTTCAATATCACCTATAAACGCCTTTAAAGCATCTCTGTACGTGTTATATTTATGTGCCGGCACAAAGAGGTGTCTAACCTCCCTTAGCCCGCTAGAGGCCTTTCTATCGCGCTGTCGCTGGCTTATCTCTTTTCGTGTTAATGGCATAATTTATACTCCCAAAGCCTTTATTCGCTTCCACCATCCACGCTTAGTTTCGATTATAGGTGTTGTCAATCTACGATAATCCGAATTTAATTTATTGCAACTATCTATATCATCAAACGCATAACCAACAAGCACGTCATCTTTACCTTGAAACGGCTTGCATAAAAACCGCCCTTTACTTTGTTTAAATAGCTCGTACCATAAATCAAAATGCTCTCGAGGTATATATTCTGTAGCTTTCATTTTAACCTCCTTAAATCGGTTTATAACAACCGCTTTCAAAATTGACGGTTGTTGTTAAGTTTCTTTTTCAGCATCTTCATGCCGCGCTTTAAAGCAAGGTTATACGTCTTTACGGTTTGCATATACCCAAGACACTATATCAAACAAGTTGACCGTGTGCTGCTCAAAAGCGCCAAACTGTTCTGGCTCGCATTCTTTGAATATTAAAACCCCGCCGGTGTCGCACACTATATCAATATTAAATTCTGGAAATATATTTCCGCCAATACATAGTAAATACTCTTTTATAAGCTGTTCGTTCATTTTTTATCCTTAAATAATTAAATGCGTATAACAACCATTTTATAGCAGACAGTTATAAAACTGCTTCACTTCATGCTGCGTACTGCCGCAGCTAAAAATAAGGTTATTCCCAGACCTCTTTGGTCTCGCGCACTAGGTCGTTATTCATCACGCGCTTATCATACCGGCGCTTTAAAAGTCGCAGCCTTAACAGTTCATCACTATCATTTTCTTGCGCCTCTAGATTAACGCAAGTGCGACAGACTGACATTTTGCCGTCATACGCTCCGGCCAGATTGCTATAACTCACCAGAGTTTTCTCTTCGTTGCATTTAGCGCAGGGCTTGGTTTTTTGGTTGTAGATTGAATATGTATTATTCATTATTCGCTACCTTCTTTCATGAATTCCCACATACTCACATCAAGCGCAAAGCATATTTTCCGCAATACTTTCGTGTTTGCATCATTCCCTTTTATCATCCTAGATAATGTTTCTTCTCTAATTGCGGCCTTTTTAGCTAGCGCTGCCTGCGTCATATCGCGCTCAGCAAGTAATTTTCGTATTGATTTTTTAATATTCATAGTTTTCTCCATTTGCCTAATCATAAGCCTTTTATTGCGCGAGGTCAATGCGGATTATACTAATAGCGCAAAATAATTGCAAAAAAAGCAAATTATAGCTTTACAGTGTAACGCCTTTGGTTTAATATGTAATTCATCAACTACAAAAACAAAGAGGAAAAAGTGATGAGCGATAAGATTTATGCAACGGTAGATTATGACGAGTGCATTGTTGGCACTATAGATCAAATAAAAACATGGTTCATCGATAATACGGGCGCTTATGTAATCCCTAGAAAATGGGAAGCTCAAAAACGAATTGATTTATGTAGCCATCAGTACGACGACGATGGTGCAAGAGATATAGAAGAAACGATTTATTTAGTAGAAGCAACATACATGGGAGAAGCATCATGAATAATTACGAAGTAGTAGGCATGGGTTTTAGCAGTAAAGACTACGAGCATCCAAAGCCATTAACAGAGTCCGATATGGTGCTTGGTAATACTTACAAGCTGATTAAGCCTAGAAGTCAGTTAGAAAGCGGTTTTTTTGAGTATAAATCGGAATCTAGCACCACCTTATTGAAAGGCTATTTTCTTCTTGATGGGAATAAGTTTGGTGAAGAGTATTTTTTAAGCTACGCAGACATGATGCCAGCAAGCCGAATGGTTAATGTTGATGGTCACGATGTTGAAGTATCAAAAGAAATGTACGAAGAATTAAACAAGCTAAAGGCTGAATTATGAATATTAAAACAGAGTTATCTTTATGGTTTATCGCAGCAGTAGTAGTAAGTGTTGCGGTTTTTATTTTTGCTGAACAAGTAGCGGAGTGGATATGAGTATCATTAATAAAATATCAGCACCAGTGGCACTATTAATCATAGTAGCTTGCTTATTAATCACAGGCACTATGGATTACAACGATCAAATAATGGGGGTGACACGATGAGTACAGCGCTAGCACAATTATCAAAACGTTTAGACGTATCTGAGGGAGAGCTGCACAGTATAGTTCTTAATACTGTAATGCCAAATGGCGGTCGAGGAGTGAGTAACGACCAGTTTGTGACATTTATCGCAGTAGCTAATGAATATGGCCTAAATCCAATGGTGAAGGAAATATACGCATTCCCAGCCAAGGGCGGAGGCATACAGCCTATAGTATCAATTGATGGATGGTTAAAGATCATCAACAACCATAAAGATTTTAACGGCATGGTTTTTGAGGACGTTAGAGAAGATGGCAAACTGGCCGCTATTAAGTGCAAAATCTACAAAAAAGGTATCGAGCATCCGGTGGAGGTTGTCGAATACATGGACGAGTGTAAAAAGCCAAATAGCGAGCCGTGGTCAAAGTGGCCTAGCCGTATGTTGCGACATAAAGCGGCTATACAGTGCGGTCGTTACGCGTTTGGCCTTAGCGGTATCATTGATCCAGACGAGGCAGAACGATATAAGGATGTCGGTGTTATTGAAAAAGAAGATACCGCCGCGCTTGCTGAGCGAAAGATCGAAATAATGAATTGTGAGTCTCTTGATGACCTTGTCGAGCTATGGAAAAAGACAAACGACGAATATAAAGGCAAGCCAGAGTTAAGCGTTTTAAATGAGCTTAAAAACCAGAAAAAAGACGAGCTTATGAATGTAGGAGAAGATACTAATGATTAAGCAAGGCACTGAAGAATGGCACGCCGCAAGGCTTGAGAAGGTCACGGCATCTAAATTATCGGCAGTAATGGCTAAAACTAAAAGCGGTTATTCTGCTACTCGTAAAAATTACATGATGGAGCTGATATGCCAAAAGCTATCCGGTCAGCGTGAAGAAGGCTACACAAACGCGGCGATGCAGCGAGGCAATGATTTAGAGCCTATTGCGCGTGGCGCTTACGAAGCTGACAAAGGCGTTTTTGTTGATGAGTGCGGTCTAATCGATCACCCTAAAATAGATGGGTTCGCCGCCTCACCTGATGGGCTTGTAGGTAGTAATGGTTTGATAGAAATCAAATGCCCAAACACAGCTGCACACGTAGAGTTTCTAAAAAACGGCAAGCCTAAGCGTGAGTATATACTTCAAATGCACGCGCAAATGCTATGCACAGATCGCAAGTGGTGCGACTTTGTTTCATACGATGATCGCTTGCAGGGCTTAGAATATCGATGCGTTAGGGTTGAATATGATGAAGACCTTGGCAACGAAATAATCAAAGAGGTAACAAGTTTTATTGCTGAAATGCAAAAAGAATTGCAAGAAATAGAAAACCTAAGAGATATATAAAATACTAATACTTATCCGCATCGCTATAAATACAAATGATTGTAACGCGTAGCGGATATGCGTTACAATAGGTTAACGAATTGGAGGTAGTATGAAAAAAGATTTTATTTGCCCTGAGTGTAACAAGCCAAGAAAAAACGCTCGCATGGATGCAGAAGTTTGTAGCTCTAACTGTAGGATCAAAAAGCTGCGAAGAATTAAGAAAGAAGAGCGCGAGGCAAATAGCCCGTTAAACAAAATATTTAAGGGCCCGCAAGACGCACTTAATAAATTAACAATAAAATAGAGGTTAGTATGAGTAAAATTGGTGTGGAACTAAAAATTGATGTGACAAAAATAGATAAAAACCTTTTGTTCAAGGGAGCTAAGGGCACGTATCTTGATGCTACCGTGTTTATTGATATTGATGAAAAGGATCAATACGACAATAACGGTATGATTACTCAGAAAGTCCCGCAGGGTGGAGAGAAAAACAGCGGCGCTATATTGGGCAACTGTAAAGTGTTTTGGAAAGATGAACAGCCGCAAGCGCCACAATACAATCCTCAAGCGCCGCAGCAAAGTATAGTTGACTCAGATTTGCCATTCTGACATAACCGCGGCGGTTAATAACAAAGTAGAGGGTAAAACCATGAGCAACTACGTGGACACAATAAGAAAAGCGACAAGGCTAGGCATTAACGATGCTAATCAAGGTTTTGAGAAAAACAGCCGGTCAGTGGCCGGCAGCATGTGGGATCGCTACTACACCAAAGGCTACGATAAAGCCGTTACAGATAAGAGGTACTTTAACCGCTTGTTATGTTTTAGTGCCTCGGTGTGCTTGCGGCACACCGAGGGCTTTTAGATGTTTTGATAGATGAATGCGATGGTGATGATGAGTTCGGAAACTGCAAACAGCACTAACGCAACATTTACTTTAACATCAATGTTGAGTTTGATTTTCATGGTTTGTACCCATTAGATCGACTCAACCGGTTGAGTCATGGAAGACTCGTTTTTATATACCGCCTTGCGAGCGGTTTGAGTTACCGTAACTAGCATAGGCTTCTCAAGGCGGACGATTTCTGCTGGCACAACCAGCCCAAATTTCAAGCCTAGCCCTAGATAAGGGGTCGCCCTTTAGCCGCTTACCAAGCGACAATCGGAGCTGGTGACTCCGAAACTTTTGAAACATAACCTATTAATGTGCTGCGGCACGAGATAACCAAAAAGAGCGGTGCAGTGTGACCGTCAGAACTATTAAGCTGTTAGCTGTGGAGGCTAAAAATTATGAATGAACGATTTACAGAACAATGGACACAAAAGAGCTTTACTAATGCAGACGGAGATAAGATGCGAATAAAACATGACGAAGATGATTTTGAAGTTATGAGTATCTGCATTAGTGGCGAAGAGTTTTTGTTTGACAAAACAAATGCAAGTAGTATAGCTGAAGCATTGCAGCAAATGGCTGACAGCTAACCTAATACTAAGTTGTTGGCGTGTAGCGTCAGCGGAACGACAATCAAATTGAGTAGGTTGTTATAAAGATTTTACTAGCTAGTGCTTGGCTTGAACCACTGAGAGTCCTCTGTGGTAGTAAAACGGTGAAATTTGCGCACCGTAAGCACATCGCAAACGTGAGTTGATAATGCACACTGTTTATGGGAATGATGGAAGATGAAAATAGCCACTCGAAATAAACTGCCTCTTGTCCGCGCTGATTGGGGCGCGATTGACGTAACAGTAGCCAATCTTTATAACCTTTTAATAATTTGGCACGGAGCAGCGCGGAGTTGCTCAAATTAATTACGTTGTTAGCGAGATTTACGGAGTGCATATGGTAAAAGAAAAAATTGTAGTTAGCTTTAGCGGTGGAAAGACTAGCGCATATATGAGCCAGTGGCTTGCAAAAGAATACAGCCACACTTACGAGTTTGTTTTTATTTTTGCAAATACTGGGCAAGAATGCGAGGAAACATTAATTTTTGTTGATAGGTGCGATAAAGCCTTTAACTTAAATGTTGTATGGGTTGAGGCTGTAGTAAATCCAATTCATGGAAAAGGAATTACACACAAGGTTGTTGATTTTAAAACTGCGGCCAGAAGAGGAGAACCATTTGAAGCGCATATAGCTAAAAGCGGAATACCGAACGCAAACAAGCCACAGTGCAGCGACAGATTAAAAGCTTTACCGATTGAGCATTATAAAAAAGTAAATGGTTTGAAAGGCGTTAGGCATTGTATAGGAATAAGAAAAGACGAAGAGCGCAGAAAAAGCGAAAGCTCGGTTAAGAAGTTTAATATAATTTACCCGCTGTGCGATTGGGAAGAAATAGATAAGCAAGATGTAAATAGCTTTTGGGAAGGTCAAGAGTTTACTTTAGAGCTTGAAGAACACCAAGGGAACTGCAAAACGTGCTGGAAAAAGAGCGACAAGAAGCTATGGTTGATTGCGATAGAAGAGCCAGAAAAGTTTACTTTTATGCAGACAATGGAAGATAAATACCAGCACGTAAAGCCAAACGATGACGGAAAGCCTAGAGTTTTTTTTAGAAAACACCGAAGCGTTAATAAATTGATGGCAGAAGCAGAAAAGCTAGACAGTGTTACGCTAAGGAAAATGATCGGGTATAAAGACGATCAAGATTCTGGTTGTAGCGAAAGCTGCGAGGCTTATCTGTAAATCTCGCTAACCCTTGGTTATGTTGCCACGATTAAATAATAAAAGATTGAGGAATTGAAGATGACGAACGAAACTACTGAAAAAGAAACAAGCGATGCAGTAAGTGGTCAAAATGATCCAGTTGTTATGTGTTTTGATGACGGTACTGAGGCCAAATATGGAGATGTAATTCGATGGAATTGTTGGGACAGTGATGACTGTACCACGTGGACATTTACAGGATTATACACACGAAGAGGCGTTGTTTATCTGGGTGGCGGTATAGATTTTGGTATGGGAATGGGGCAAGTCGATTCTATTGCGAAAGTTATGGAGGAGGCTGAGCATAATGATCCTGACGACAGGGGTGTAAAACGGGTAGGAAGTGCATCGAAATTGGCCGAGTATATTAGCAATTTTATTGACACATAACCATAGCTTTAAAGCGCGGCATGAGAATGCCAAAAAAGAAACTGAACAACAACCGTCGATTTGAAAGCGGTTGTTATGTGTAAATTGAAGGGGGATTTATGAAGAGACTTAA